TTATTTCCAACAAGTGTAGCTGCAATGGGATTAGACTGGAACGCGACAGACCAAATTCAAAAATTCCAAGTGACTTTTGAGTATGATTGGTGGGAAGTTTCTGGAGGAATCACCGGCGACGCTGGTGGTACTTAATAATTATGGGGGTATTTTTGCCCCCATTTTTTAGTGGAAAAATATAATGGCAAACATTTTTGGATTTCAATTTAAACGTAAAAAAGATCCTGAAGTAGTATCTTTTGTTCCTCCAGTATATGACGATGGCGCAATGGCCATTGCTGCTGGAGGTGCTTACGGCACTTATGTAGATTTAGAGGGTTCTGCTAGAACTGAAGCCGAACTCGTTACTAAATATCGTGAAATGTCTATGCATCCAGAAATTGATGCTGCTATTTCTGATATTGTAAATGAAGCCATATCTGATGAAGAAGATAAAGGACCGGTTCATTTAAATCTTGAAAATTTACAAATTGCTCCTAAAATTAAAGATTTAATTACAGCAGAATTTGCTTATATTTTAGATCTTTTTGAATTTAATACTCAAAGTTATGATGTTTTTCGTCGTTGGTATGTAGATGGACGTTTAATTTATCATGTAGTAATTAATCCAAAAACACCAGAAAATGGAATTCAAGAACTACGATACGTTGATCCACGTAAAATACGTAAAGTTCGTGAAGTTAAAAGGAAGTCTGTAGCGAATTCTGATGTTTTTGTTCCTCAATTAGATTCAGAATATTTCATTTATAATGAAAAAGGATTCCAAACCAATATTTCTTCAACTTCAAGTACAGTTGGATCAACAGGTTTAAAAATTTCTGCTGACTCCATTCTTGCAGTAAATTGTGGAATTCTTGATAAAAATAATCAATTAGTATTAGGCCATTTACATAAAGCAATTAAGGCTTTAAACCAACTTAGAACACTTGAAGATGCTACATTAATTTATAAGATTTCCAGAGCGCCAGAACGTCGTATATTCTATATTGATGTTGGTAATCTTCCTAAAATGAAAGCTGAACAATATCTACGCGATATTATGACTAGATTTAAAAACCGCGTAGTATATGATTCTTCAACTGGTGAGATTCGTGATGATCGTAAGTTTATGACAATGTTAGAAGATTTTTGGTTACCACGCCGTGAAGGCGGACGAGGAACTGAGATCTCAACTCTTCCAGGTGGACAATTGGCAGGAGATCTTGAGGACGTTAAATACTTTCAACGTAATTTATATAAGTCTTTGAACGTTCCAGTTAATCGTCTTGAACCTGATAACACTTATACGATGGGTCGAGCAACTGAAATTACACGAGATGAAGTTAAATTTACTAAGTTTATTTCAAGATTACAAACTAAGTTTAGTGAATTATTTTTGAATGCATTAGAAAAACAATTGATCTTAAAAAGAGTAATTACTCCAGAAGAATGGCCTTCTATTTCTACAAAGATTAAGTTTGTATATTCAAAAGATAATCAATTTGCTCAACTCAAAGATCTTGAAATTATCCGCGAAAGAAATGCAATTATGACAGAAGCTGATCCTTATGTAGGTAAATACTATTCAACAGAATGGATTAGACGAAATGTGTTGTGCCAAGATGAAAGTGAAATGCAAGCTGTAATGAATCAAATAAATAATGAAATAAAATCTGGTATCATTCAATTACCATCTCCTGACGAAGAATCACCAAAGAAATAATTTATAAATAGGAAATACCATATGGCTGAAGTAATTGATCTTATAAAATATGCGGCTGACAATAATCCAATAGATTTTGGTTCTACCTTTAAAGAACTGTTAGGCCAAAAAGCAATAGAATTATTAGATACACAAAAACAAGAAGTTGCGGCTTCGATGTTTGGTAATGATCCAGATGAAACTGAAATAGATGATGAAGAATTAGAACAAGCATTGAATGATATGGATGAAGATGATCTGGAAATAGATGATGACATCGATTTGTCTGACGACGAAATAGAAACCGGAGAAGACGATGAAGACGATTAAAGACATCATAGAACTTTATAAGCCTAAGTCGGCTGACGAAGATCGTTTCGTTAAAAAGCATGTTATCAAAAAGACAGAAGATGCTAATGGCAATAAAGACGATTTATTTAATGGTTCTAAAATCAAACCAATAAATCGTGAACCAAATCATGGGTATAACCCAGGTGAAGATGAAAAAGTTTATGAATCATATTCTGATCCAAAGCATTTCAAATTTCTTCGTCATCTTCAAAAAGCAGGAATTCCTGCACCTTCTAAAGATAGAGCAATGGAATTAATTGCAAGACATGGTGATCCAGACAGAGCAGGTCAAGCATTTGTTAAACGGTATAAACTAATTAAAAATGCCGCAAATAAAGTTCAAAAAGAAAACGTTGAACTTGATGAAGCTAAAACAAAAAAGAGTCCAATTGAAAAGCTTTACAATCGGCCATCCATGCAATTTGCAAAAAAATATACTAAAAAGTCAGCGCATGAAATAAAAATGGAAAGACTTGGATTTCCAACTCGGCATTTTCCAAAAGATGAAACTAACACAGGAACAACTTCTTCATTAGAAGGCGAAGCAAAACAAAAAGCAATTGAAAAAATTGCTAGTCGCACAATGCAGAAGAATTCTTATGAGTTAGAAGGTAACCAAGTTAATGAACTAATTCTTAATCCGTTCTTTAGAGGGTTACTAGAAACAACTCATAAATGTAAAGAGTGTGGTAAGTCTTATAAGGGTAAATCTTGCTCTTGCTGCATGAAAGAAGCTAACGAATTGGAAGAAGCTATATCTTTTGAAAAATATAAAGTAACATCTGAACCCGGGCCTAAAGGTGGTCATAGACCAGTTGTTAGAGAAAAAGGCACCAATCATCCTATTTTTGTAGGTCAACAAATATATAAGAATGCATCTGACGCAAAAGCCCATGCTAAAGTTTATCTAAATAAAGCTTATTCAGAAAATAGCTGGAATGCAGGTCATCAAGCTGGGTTTGCCTTTGAGAAAGCAAATAAACATAAATTATTAAATCTTAATAATTCTTATGAACCAGTTGGTGATTCCCTTGATGAAGTTTTTGGAATAGGTGATACCCTTGGTAGAGTAAGTGATGCAAAAAAAAGATTGCGAAATACCGTGATTGGGGCCGGTAAGAGCGCCATCAATAGTGTTATTACAAAAAGCCGTACTATGGATCAACAAGCCGCAGCTGCACGGCAGGGTGACGCAATAAATGCACAACAAAAAAAATTAGGAATTAACGATAAGCCGGTGTATGGTGTTCCGGATGGTAAAAATCCCCGTGTTCCTCGTGGAATTCCACAATTTAAGCCAAAACTACCAGTGATGAATTCTTATGAACCAGTTGGTGATTCCCTTGATGAAGTTTTAGAACCATCTATGGGTGCTAAAGCATATATTGATGATTTTTTAAAATCATCTAGATTCAAAGGTACGCCTAAGAAACAAATTATTAAACAAGCTTTAGCTGCATATTATGCTGCAAAAAGAGGTAAGTGATAATGCCTACTATAATTAATAGAAGTGGTTCGTCTGCTGTTGTTCATGTGAATGCAAATTCAACAATTGTTATAGCAGGCACCTCAGCCGTAAGTAATGTTGCTTCTGTAGGTGAAACTCTTACGGGTGCGTATATTACACAAGTTTGGTGGGGTGCACCAGCTGGTTATTGGACAATTAAAAGAGGATCCAATACCGCATTAGTACTTTCAGAAACTGGATACTTAGATTTTGCAGGCGCTGGAGCTTCACTTACAATTGATGCTTCTGCAGATATTGTAGCTAATCTTGTTACTTCTTCAACAGGATTCTTAATGTTTGAAGTTCAGAAAACTCCTACTAGTACAGGGTACACAACTTAAGGATCAGATATGAAACTCATCTGCGAACAAATAGAAAACGTTAGATACATTGTAGAGGCTAAAGAATCTGGGAAAAAAGATTTCTACATTGAAGGCATATTCATGCAAGCTGATATTCAAAATAGAAATGGCAGAATTTATCCCGTTTCTATTTTAGAAAAAGAATGTGCACGTTACATGAAAGAAGCAGTTCAGCAGAATAGAGCATATGGTGAACTAGGTCATCCAAATGGGCCATCAATCAATCTTGATCGCGTTTCACACATGATTAAAGAACTTCGTCAAGAAGGTTCAAATTTTATTGGTCGTGCAAAGATAATGGATACGCCAATGGGTAACATCGTAAAGAGTCTTATGGATGAAGGCGCTTCGCTAGGTGTTTCAACTCGTGGAATGGGATCTATTCGCGAAAATAAAAAAGGCTTTATGGAAGTTCAAGATGACTTTCATTTAGCTACAGCCGCAGACATAGTCGCCGACCCATCTGCACCTGATGCTTTTGTTCGTGGTATCATGGAAGGAGTTGAATGGGTATGGGATAACGGTCTTCTTAAAGCACAACAGCTTGAAGAAATGAAAACGGTGATTAAAAAAACTTCACGTAAAAATCTTGAAGAAGCAAAACTTAAAGTATTCAAAAATTTTATTGATGAATTAGTTAAAATATAAGGTTTAATAAATAAACTAAAACCTAGTTAAAGGAGTTAATTACAATGAGTTTAAGAGATGTAATTAAAAATGTTCTTCAAGAAGAACTAAATGAAACTGCACCCGTTGGTGGTGGCGCTACTGGAGTTGCTATGTCTGCTGATCCTACTGGCGTTCAAGCACAGCCTCCTGGTAATAGCAAAAAGCAAGGTGATACAAAGCCAAACAAATTAAGTGATGGTGTTACAGGCATTGAAGATACAGATCCAGAAAATAACACCAATGCAACAGTTGGCGATGCCTCAAAGAATGCAGCAACAATTGCCGCTAAAGAACACATGGAACTAATGTTTGATGGTGAAGAACTATCAGAAGAGTTCAAAGAAAAAGCTTCAACTCTTTTTGAAGCTGCACTCAATGCAACGCTTACTGAAGCAATTCAAGAACTTGATGCTCTTTATGAAGAGAGACTATCCCAAGAAGTTCAATCTTTAGAAGAGCAGTCTGCCCAACAGGTTGCAGAACTCGTTGAACAACTTGACAAATATCTTAACTATGTAGCAGGAGAATGGATCAATGAAAATCAAATTGCCATTCAATCTTCTCTACGATCAGAAGTTACTGAAGATTTTATTAATGGATTAAAGAATCTATTTGCCGAACACTATATTGACATTCCAGAAGAAAAAATCGATGTAGTAGAAGAGTTATCTAATCGTGTTGAAGAACTCGAAGAAGCTCTAAATGAGAAACTAAATGAGAATATCGAACTTGTTAACCTTTTCAATGAAAAGGTTAGTGATGAGGTATTTTTTGAAGTTGCAGAAGGATTAGCTGCCACACAAGTTGAGAAGCTAAAGACTCTTTCTGAAGGTGTAGATTTTGAAGACGTTGAAACTTATAAAAATAAGCTAAACATAATCAAAGAAACATATTTCCCATCAAATACCGTAAGAAAGACTTCACGTCTTCTCGAAGAGTCATTCGATGGCGAAGAGCCAAAGATAACAACAGGTCCGATGGCTCAGTATATGAACGCCATTGCAAGAACGACCGTTAAGTAAAAAACATTTGTTTTATAAATAGAAAAATAGCAAATATTTAATTGCTAACAAAGGAGAAAAACCAATGATTCTAACTGAAGAAGCTCAAAGAAAGTGGCAGCCAGTATTAGAGCATCCTGATCTACCAAGAATCAGCGACGCCCATCGTCGTGCTGTAACAGCCGTAATTCTAGAAAACACAGAGCAAGCATTACGTGAAGCTGGTCGCCAATTAGGTGGTCAACGTCTTCTAGGTGAAGCTGCTCCAACCAACGCAATTGGTAATCCAGATTCAACCAATGCTGGTGCAATTGACACCTTCGATCCTGTGCTAATTAGCTTAGTTCGTCGGTCCATGCCAAACCTCATTGCTTATGATATCTGTGGCGTTCAGCCAATGACTGGTCCAACAGGCCTTATCTTTGCAATGCGTGCTCGCTATGCTAACCAGACCCACACAGAAGCTTTCTATAATGAAGCTAATACTGGTTTTGCTACAGTCGTAGCCGGTTCTAACACAATCGGTCAACAGCACGTTGGTACAGTTCCTGGTAATACATCAGTAACTGCTAACCTTGCTTTTGGTAACGCTTATAACTTTGGTACTGGTCTTTCAGTAGCTAACTCTGAAGCACTAGGAACAAGTGGCAGCCCAGCTTTCCCAGAAATGGCTTTCTCCATTGAGAAAGTAACTGTTACTGCTAAGACACGTGCTCTAAAGGCTGAGTACACGATGGAACTAGCTCAGGACCTAAAGGCAATCCATGGTCTTGATGCTGAAACCGAACTAAGCAACATTCTTTCAGCAGAAATTCTTGCTGAAATTAATCGCGAAGTAGTTCGTACAATTAACCTATCAGCAACTCGTGGTGCCAGCACTGGTACAACAACCGCTGGTATTTTTGACCTTGACACCGACTCAAACGGTCGTTGGTC